TTCCAAATTCTTCTAGCCTTTTCAAGCATTGAAGTACCATATGGTAATCTTCTATCATCACCTAATAATCTAAAGTGAGCCATCTGCCATGAGTTAAACTCAACATCACGACCCCTCCAATAAAACTTAACCTTATCGGTTTTGTAGTCCTCATCGGTTCTTTGAGTAAGCATATCAAACAATCCACCATCACGTCTTTCCATTTCGTAGTTAGGCATTTGCTTAGCGCCAATAACACCATTCTTATCGTCGATGTTTAGATATACAAAATTATCACCATATTTACAAGTGTTCCTAGTCCACATTGGTAGTGATGTATGTATATCCAATCGGTTAAATAAAAGGTCTTCAATAATGGTTTTTACCCTTTTTGAATCAGAGTAAACGTTAATCATTCTACCATTTGAATTCAACGTAGTAGATTCTTCCATCATGATATCTAATGCAGCTGCAATTTCTGGATAAAATTCCATTGCTTCAAAATCAGAATATGAACCAATTCTAGTTGTTTCATAGTTAACCGCTTGTTGGAAAAGGCCGTTTTCAACCTTTCTCCACATGGAACCAAGATATTTATTTTGCTGAGCTTGAAGCTTAGCCATTTCATATTCTTTCTTATCTTGAGTTTTTAAAAGAACCTCTTTACCAGCCTTATATCTAGGAACTTGCTGTTGAGGTTGTTCAACCTTTGTTTTAACACCGTCTGGGCCTAAAATCATACCCAGTTTTTGGAAAATTGTTAAATTCTGTTTTGCCATAATTTGTTTTTAAAAAGATACTAGTTTTATTGATAAAATAAAGACTATTGTACATAGTCACAAGCCACATATGCCAACCTTTTTGGTTCGGCTACATCAACAACTAGATTGTATACGTAGGTGCAATTCCAGTCTTCACCATTTGAATTTGCTGTTGCATTGCAAAATCTTTCGGATTTCTTACCACCAATACCACCACCAACGTTTTTGGTCACGTTTTTTTCTGGACACCAAGTGTATAGATAATTATCATAGGTTTTTCGTGTGAAACAACCTCTCTTTTGGGCTCTCATAATTGTAAGTTTTATCTTGTTCCACTAAACAGCCACATATACTGTCCTGTCGGGTCTTGCATATTCTTAGACACGATTGGGTTGAATTTGGGTGCTGCTGCTGCGGTTTTATGTCTATTTTGTTGTGAAACAAATCCGTTTCCACGTGGAACCTCTGGCTGAGCTGAAGGTGTAGCCGCTATCCAACTACCCAACATTGCTTTTGTTTGACGCTCTAACTTCTCAAGCTTTTTGAATGAATGCTCAAGCACCCATAAACACATTGCCAAAGCAAATATTAAGTCATCATGATAACCATCCATGTGGTCAGGTCTACCATTTTTATAAACGAATGTTTTCATTTCTGAAGTCATTCTCACAGACCTAACCTTAACTTCATTCATTCTTATCTTTTCTTCAAAGTTTGCAATCATAGCTAAACGTATACTACTTACTTGAAGTCCTGGAATTTTATTGTCTTTCTTATATTGTTCAATTTGTTTTTGTTTACTTGAAAGAATTTTGCTATTAGGGGTTTCATAATGTAAACGCTTATAGTCAAATTCAAGAAGTTTTAATACAGTAGAAACCCCCATACCACCAGTAATATCAACTACTGTATAGGCTTTATATAGTTCACCGTATTCTTCAACCAACTGAGCTAAAAGGTCTGGTTGTATTTTACCTTGATACTCCATAACTTCTTCCATGGTTGTGAAATCCAAAATAACAATAGTCGATGAGTCCTCACCGTCACCCCTAGACACGTCAACACCCATTATGTATTGATGACCTTCCTGTGGTTCTTCCCAAATCCAAATTTTACCGTTTTCACCAGCTGTGTATTTTGGGTCACACACGTTTTCTTTTTCATGCATTGCAATATCAGCTTCTGATATTACATTACCACCAGAACCAATAAATGACACATCCAATTCTTGTGCAATCATTCTAGCATCGTTGTTCATACCACGACACATCTCTTCATACCAAGAAGACGTTGGCTTATACCCTGAATTAATTTTTTGTTGATATGAATAAAATGTAAATTCAGTCTCATCAATAACCTCATCATCTTTAAGCCACTTTAAATCTTTATTGTAACGCAAGTCCTCATACCATTTCATTTCAATGATGTTGAAGTTATTTTCACGACTTTTAGACTGCCTATAAGTTTCATAATACAACTTGTCCATACCGTTAGGTGTAGAAATAAGCATAGCGTGACCACCAGTACCCAATGCAGTTAAAGCAGCACCAAATACCTCAGCACCATTGTCAATATATGCGGCCTCATCCATTACAAGATATGTTGGTGTAAAACCACGAAGAGCATCTTTTGATGTAGCAACCGCTTTAACACGGCTACCATTTGGAAGTTTGATTTCTTTTTTGGAATCAGTAATAAAGATAGATTTTTCTTCATTCTTTTTATTACCATAATATTCTGGCCCCCAAACCCATCTAGGTAATTGAGACACAAAGTCTTTAATTTTGGCAAGGAATTCAAATGCCAATTCTTGTTTGTTGGCAATAATCAATACCGCCTCTGGATTTTCATCATCAGCAAACGCTACTTTAATTGAAAGAAATGCAGCGGTAGTTGTGGATACACCCGCCTGTCTTGGTTTAGTTACAAGATTAAACCTATGTTTCTGATAGGCTTGAATTATTTCTTTTTGTCTAGGAAATAATTTGAACGGAACAAACCCTTCTTGGGTTTTGTCAAATGTTTCCAAGTAAGTCTCAATCGCATAAATTGGGCTGGCCAAACATTTACCATATTCGGTTAATATTTCTTGTCTTGTTAACATACTCATTCCTATAAATATGTTAAAACGTCAAAAAAAAGCCATTTTACCAATGGTTGAAGTATTTGCGCCAATTACAAACCGCTTTTTTACTTACTTTTGATAACCCCCATTTATTCAATATTTGAAGATTAAACATATCTAAAAAATATGCTCTTGTTAATTTATCTGTGATATCTTTGGATGAAGTTGTTTTAGCTTTGTATAAAGGATTTAACCATGCAATTTCATCTGACCCAATAACTGGAATACCTTCAGAGACCATATCAGCGGCAACAATATTAAATGTCTCATTGAATGAAACTTGTAAACCTAAATCCATTCTTGAAATAAGGTCTTTAAATTCATGATGTGAATACCACCTGTGCTCAACTAATTTGTGGCGAGTTTGATTATCAAACAACGCCCTGATATTTTTTAGGGCGGTGTCACCCTTTTCAACCCTTTCTGAATTTATGTGGAAATAAATAGTTCTATCGATTTGGTTTCCAAAATCAATAGCAGCTACCGCTTGTATTAGTTGATTTTTCATCGGTCTAATAGCGCCAAAACAACCAATATCAATTTGGTCTTTAGTTAATTGTCTACGTTTTTTGTGAATTACGGGATAATAATTAGGAAGATAAACAAGATTTCTAACACCAACTTTTTTCAAGTCATCATACATTTTTACAGTATTTGGTGCAATCTTAATGTTGTAATCTAAAGCAATCTTATCGTATTCAAATATCCAAGTTATAGCATGACCCTCATTTGAAATAAATGGTATTTCGGAATGCAACCTAATAATCCATTCAACATTTGGATGTAACTTATGCAAAATCTCAAATTTTGTTGGAACTACCCATATTGCCTCAATAATTACGTGCGTTGGTTTATACTTGCTTACTTCCCTATCAATGTCATTGTTGTCATTAACTTGAACTAAATGCGATTCAATACCAATCTTATTTAGCATATCATTAACGAATGTTGCACTGTTAAATAAGCCTGAGTGAATTGCTCTTCCATCGTATGGAGTGTCATATAATTTTTTCTTTTTTAAGATGAATAGCACTTTGTGGTGACGCATAGAATCCTTTTCTAATAAATATCATACATTAAATCGATTAACAATTTTCTTTAAAAATATTTTCAAAAAAAAAAGCGCTCAATGAGCGCTTTTGTTATAAAAAATCTTCTACGTCTGTATCGTACTCCGTTCCATCCTCTTCAATACCCAATTCATTTAATGCGGAATGATACTCTTCTTGTTGAATATCTTGTTTAACCGTTTCAATAATATTCTTAATTATTCTCTTTCCTTCTTTAGTACCAGCCATGATTTCTTTCATTTGTGCATGAAATTCTCTTGCAGGTAACGCCGCTAATTCGGAATAAACGTGATGCTTTAAGTTAAAGTCATCTGGGTCGATGGCATCTGTAAATCTTTCCCATATAGCTGGACCAATTCTCATATCCCAAGGCTCAGCTGCAACAAAATCTGCTTTATTTGTAACGTATTCGGTTAACTTTTTATCTTTTGGTAAACCGTGGGCTGATAACAATTCCATAACACCCTTAACAATTTCATGAACCAAAACAGGAAATACCATTGCTTGAGCGTGGATTTTAGCTTTTGGGTTTTTCTTTGACGGGTATTCAACTTCAACCACACCACCAGTTACTGCCTTTCCACCTTCTTCAAGGTTTGGAACCACATAATACATATAATCAGCCGCTGACATCATTTTATGATATTTGTTTGGAAGTCTTGGGTCCATATTAACCAAGTCTTCATCAACCATATGGAACATATGATTACATTTTTTTGCCGCACCTTGAGTCATAGCATTTAAAAATCTACGTTTGTAAACTTCTTCGTTAGCCCTTACAAAGTCATCATGTTTTTCAAATTCTATCCCTTCAACCGACATTGGTTTTGGATTCATTTTGGCACCCTTTAAACTAATTTTTGGGGTTAGTTCAGCAACTATCTCGACAACATCTTCATCCATGTCAAACTCTTCTCTAATCATTTTAATGGCCAATTCTTGAAGTTCTTTGGCGTGTTTAGCTTCTAACTCCATAGTATCATAAACCAATCCCATCATGCCTTTAATTGCTTCTTTTGAATCAATTTTATCTACATCAAAAGCCCTTTTATATCTCTTTTGAACTTCATCAAATCTTTTACCCAATATTTTTTGTTCAAAAGTATATTCATCATCTTCAGGAAATGCTGGATGGTTACCTAAAGAGTGTTTCCTCATTGCCAAATCTTGCTCTAATTTTGGGTGCATCCTTTCGGTTACACCTTCTGGATAGACGATAGACTCATTTAAAAGCTTTTTTGTTGTAGCTTTTATTAATGCCATTTCAGCTAATTTTTTAAAGTCTGTCATATTATTTTAAATCTTTTACTTTTATTATTCTTCTCTCAGTAACTGTTTGTTGACCAGTTGCTGGGTTTTGTGTTGGCTTAGCTTCTTGTGCCAAACCCTTAATACCATTTATTAATTGAGATAAACGACTTGCTGGAACACCAACTTCTTTACCAAAAGCAATAATCATTTGTTCTTGTGCTACTTGATTTTGTTGTATCCTACCAATTATTGATGGAGTTAATTTTGTTTTAACTAAATCCATTGCTTTTTGTACACTGGTCATGACATTAGCTGGAACAACTTCTTGCTCATCTGTTGTTTCTTTCATTTTACGTTTTCCAAATAAAGCAGAATCAATATATTTTTTAAACTCTTTAATCCCCATATAAGTCTCTTCTTCTGTCATTTGTGCTTTAGCTAACTCTTGAATGGTTTTGAATTTTCTAACCTTCCCCGCTTTTTCATTAACAATAAAATGTTTAAACCCTTCAAAACTTGGGTTTTTACTATCCTTTTTAGTTTCTTTTGTCTTTTTTTCTTCAGGTATAGGATTTAATGTTGCAGCCTCTGGGCCTTCAGGCTCTTGAACACCTAATTCATTAATTGCTGATTTTGCAATGTTTTCAAATTCCTTAACATCATAGATTTTACAATTACCTGACTCATCTTGTTCGTCAAATGCATAAACACCCATTGTAACTTTTCTATCTGGGCCCATGGCTCTAACCATTTGATAATTCTTACCATTGATTGTAAATGGTTTTGAATTCTCACCAGTACTTTCATCAACAACCTCAGATACATATTCTAATTTGATTGGTGATGTGTTACCCTCATCACCTTCATTAGTGACAACAACATCAACTTCTTTATCTTTTAGGCTATCTAACGTTTTTTTAAGATTTTGTGGGTTGGTGTAAACACGTGCGTTTTTCTTAAATCCAGACGTAGATTTAGAACCTGTACTTGAAGTAGAGGTAGATTTTGATGTAGAACTCCCTGCATTATCACTAGTTTGATAACTTTGAATACCGACATCTAATGCACCTTCTTGTATTTTAGTTTTGTTTTTCATAGTCTTTTGTATTACATACGAATGTTAGGTCTTTTTCATAAAGCTTAGCTTCAACCTCTTCGAGAGTTTCGCCAAATTTAAAACATAACCTATAATCTGGATAAGAATCATAAGCGTTAATGTTTTCCCATGCAAGGGCAATCACCCCGTCAATCGCATCCCAAACAGCAAACGTATCGCTATTTTGAACAACATCTAATCTAAGCTCTGATTCCAATTTTCCCACGTGTTTTATAAAATTTTCGTGTGGGGGTTCGGGTCTACCAGAAGCTGGGAATGTATCCCAATCTTCACCATCAATATTTTTAGTTGAATCAGAAAAAAGAAATTCATAAATATAATTCCCCTTGTAATCTTTTCCAACTTGATTTACGTATATTAAATATAGGTTTTTCATTATCCGATATACATATTTAATTCATAAGTACCGCTGTCCATTCTATAAATTTGAGCGTTAATCATTTTTTTTGTTGGTGCACCATTTATTGTTAACGGCATTCTAATTCTTTTTGTCTCTCCGTATGCTACATGTTGCACGTCAAACATCCCAAACTCAATTGGGTCGTAACCCCTAGCCATCGCATATTTTTCAATCTGAGATATTGCAGAATTTAATGTTTTATGATAAATTTCATAATCTTTCATTCCTTCACTTACCCCTTTTGGTTGTGTTTTTATACCAGGTGTTACATTTGGTAAAAATGGCTTATTTTTTCTTGATGGTTTTGGTTCTGGTGTGGTCGCAGGTTTTGTTGCTGGTTTAACCTCAGGTTTTGTCGTTGGTTGTGTCATATCTTCGTTTTGTACAAAGATACGATTATTTTCGAACATATTCAAGTTTTCGGCAACCATTTTAGAAACTGGTTTTTTAGACCACATTTTGCAAGACCAATATTTAGGTGTTGTCCTGTCTTTAGCCTGTGAACATTTATGTCTAGCCCTAAATGACTTTCTTCTTTCTGGATTATCACGTTTGATTTCCATATTTGGGTCGCCAAAGTTAACCTTTACTACCTTACCTTTTTTATTTTTAACAAAGACCTTAAACTTTTTTACGTCCCCTTTCATTGGTTTACCCAACTTTACCGTTTTGCCTTTGTATTCGGCCTCATTCATCATCTCTACACCATCTTCGACACTACCATATTCGTCTTCATATCCAGCCTCAGTTTCACCATCAAAAGAATCCATTTCGTCCTCGCCAATAGTAGCGTTTAAAAAATGATAAACCTCTTCAATATCATCAGCTGCGGTTGCCATGTGGTCAGTGGCCCAATTGTGACCATCGGTTAAGATTTCATCTACTTTAGATGGGTCCATTTCTAACAAATGACCAATAGCTTCATGAATTGTTTTAAGATTATTGAAAAACATATAGTTTTTCATCTCAGGTTGACCTTCAACCATTTCGTGTAATTTTTTTGCTATTAAACCTTTCATATTATTTCTTAAGTTTATTAATCAATTTATTTTGTAACTTTAAAAAGTTTTCATCAATTGGAACACAATTAGGTACTTCTTTACCATTTTTGGTCTTCATCCCCACTTGTTTATAACCTTTCCAACATGGCTTCATTTCATCAAGAATATCATTTGAACCTTCTTGAAACATATTGTTTTTTGGTGGATTTTGCAACATAAAATCAGCCTCACTAACATTTAGTTTCTGGCCAGCATTATTTATTCCAGCCTTTACTTGGTCTAAAAGTTCTAGTCCTTTAATGCATTTTTCATTATCGTCTTCCCATTCAGTTTCAATTATATTGGCAAATTCTTCTGGTGAAACCTCTTCTTCATATGCAAACCATCTAGATAAAATGTTTTTATCAAGCTCATCACCATTATTAAATCTATCAATAAGCGCTTGTTGTGGATTATGAACCGATACACCCTCAAATAAATTATCAAGGTCATCACCAGTTTCTTCAGGTGCTTGGTCTTGAGCATCATCAGGTGCAGCCTCAGGTGTTTCATCTGGAGCATCGGTTGGTTCTTCGGTATCAGAAGTCATTTCAGCATCTTCATCCCCTCTACCTGAACTCTTAACTTTTTTAATAATATCTTTTTGGTCTTCTGGGTTCATTTCAGCCGTATGTGTTGCTGATAACAAAGAATTAATCGCAAACTTTTCCAATTCAAAGTCTGGTCCACCTTGTTCATCTTCGTATTTTCTTAAAGATTGACCTAATTTACCAGTAAGTTGTTCAATGTATTTTTTTGGGTCGGAATCTTCATCCGCTTCAACACCAGCATCAAAAGGCTCATCATCAAATGGTTTATCATTTGATTGAGCTTGTTCTGGATTAGCATCGGCACCACCTTCGGCACCAAATAAATTATCTGTAGAATTATCAGCACCGTTCATTTGTGCTGCGTCAGGAGTAGGAGTATCAGCTGGGGCTGGGGCTGTTTTGGCCCCAAGCTTCAACTTAAATTTTGTATCTTCGCTTATTTCAGCGTATAGACTTTTTTTTTACGCGGAGCGGTAATGTAATCGATGATTCCATCCATTTCATTAATTGCTCTTTCTATTGACAGTTTTGGTTCAACTGGCTTTGCTTCAACAGCTTTTCTTTCGAACATCATGTCATCAATAGCTTGCATTTCTGGATTTAAATCTTCTTCTTCAAACTGAGCGCCAGCACGTACAGCTGCTAAATCAGCAGCATCAATTGCATTAGGGTCACCAGCTAAAGCAGCCATATCTTGCTGTCTTCCAGTTAACTCATCCATTATAGCTTCATTTTTTTCGAATGTTTCTGGGTTACGGTCTTGTTTATTAGCAGTTGCATAATAAACTTCTTTTCCTTTTTCAGGACCGTATTGAGCAATAAAGTTAGCCATGGCTTCTTTATCAAATTCATTCATTTCATAGCAATCACTTTCAAATACATTGATTTGACCAGATTTACCGTATGCTTCATTAAGGCTGTTAAACTTAAGGTTTAAGTGCTTAATTGCTTTAGCATAAGTTGGATATGCTTCTTGTTTCTTGTTTTTTAAACCACCAATGTAGGAGAAATCTTCAGCGACAAGCTTACCCTCTCTTTTTGTGGCGACTTTAATGTAGTATTCATGGTTTTCTCTAACGACACCATAAACATTACCGTCTGGGCCCATCTTGGTTAATTCAACAGAAGAGCGAGTCAAACTTTCATTAATAGGTGTAATCCCCATTAATTCTTTCATACGCTCATTTATTTCATTACCTTTAAGGCCAACTGGGCTTATTCTTTCTTTCATAAATCTTTGATTTTATAATAAATATCTTAATTTTACACAAAAATTGGTCCTTCTTGTCGATTATTAATCGTTTCACCCAACAAATAAACATTTGCTGTTGCACTAATACTTGTCACTTTTATTTTTATTGATGAACCTGCCCCCATGGTAACACTAACCCCATTGATTGTTGGTGTAGCAGCCGCACCAGCATACACCTCAGTGTATGTATGTGCGCTGAAGTTTGCAGCACTTGCTGCAACTATAATTGAATGTATGTCATTTAATAAAGGCATAAGATGATTTTATATATAAATATCAAAACAAACGAAAAAAGCACCGAATTTCGGTGCTTTTTCATTTTTAATTCTTATGGATTAGGCAACTACGTACTTAACCCCGTTTACAACTAACCAGTTGATTTCGTTGATGTTTACCTTTCTAAGGTTTGAACCTTTTCCATCGTCTTCGATATCCATGTCAATAACATCGTAGAAACCATTTGCTGATGAGAATTGAACTTTGTACCCCCTTAAAACCCTTTCTTCACCTTTTTCAACTGAAAAAATTGGGTTCTCTTGGATTTGTTTGAATGCTTCCTCAAGTGTTACCTTACCAGAACTAATGTTAGATAATGCGTCTTGGATTTGCTTATCCTTTGCTGCGTTATACGCTTTCTTAGTCAATTCCTTACCCTTTTTGTTAAAGCATACAGATAACACTTGTGTTGAGTGAATGTCTGTCCAAAGGCTTCTAATGCCTTTTAATTTGACATCTCCTTCTCTAACGGTTGAATCGGCTTCAAGCTGTCCTTTCTTCTTAGCCTCATCGATTTGTTTTTGTGTCCAGTGCTTATCTTCAACACCAACTTCAACTTCTTCAGTGTATTGGTCGGCTGTTTGTAATAATTCGGCAACATACCTGTCATCCAAATTTACCTTCTGGCCAGATTCAAGGTGTTTGAATTGACGTTTACCGTTTTCTTGGCCTAAATAGACGTAATGGCTTTCTTCGCTAAATACGTCACCCACTTCAACCTCATTAAGGTTAATTGGTTTTCTTGTTACTTCTGTTTGTGTTTGTGTACTCATATAAATTGTGTTTATTTTATTTTTTCACCGCACCTTAAAGGTGTTCCGTCTGAATTAAAAACTTGCATTGTCATCCCTCTTTTGAATTTGTAAACAAACCCGTTTTCACATTCGATTTTATAATCAAAATGCATCCCGACTTCATACGGGTCTTTTTTACTTTCAAAGTATAACCCTATTGAAAAGGCTATAATTACAAAAAGCACCAGCAATAAAAATTCTTTCATATCTCTGTGTTTTTAGTTTATATTAATATACTAAGAGATGCGGGAAAAGTCAATAGAATTATGTGATTTTTTAAGCTCTTTTAACCCTCCGTTTTCCTTTATAATTCGATGTAAAAAGATTACTCTTTTTCTCCAATATGTTTTTTCTAGTATGTTTGATTTTTCTAACTTATATTTTGCCTTATGGTATTCTAATATGTACCGATTCATTATTTTATCTTTTTTATCTTTTCAATTGTACCGTCTTTCCAATGTTTTACAAGCCATCCATCTTTATCCATATAAACCTTAGGTAACCCCTGTCCCCACGTATCGGCGTCTATTTGTTTTTTAAACGCCTGTTTAAATTCTGGAGAATTAAATAACTCCGACACTAAATCATTATCCTCAATCTCATCCAAAGATTTACAATCATTTAATTTTTTCTTTTTCATTTATTTAATTTTAAAGTGGCGCTTTGATTGCTGGATGTGATTGGTAGTTTTCATATTTTTTATTTTTAGATTTTATTCTCCATAATATAGTTGGTGATGGAATACCTGTTTGTCTTGATGCTTCTGCTAAACTTTCATAAACTATATTATCAATTACTACTTTTGTCATATTAGTTGGTTTTTTACCCTTTCTTTTTTCACTCAATTTCTTTTTAGTTTCTTCCGAGTGTTGTTTATCAAAAAATGGATTATTTACACCTGATTTATCCCTACAATTTATACAAGTTTCACTGTTTGATGATATCTCATTTCCGCATTTACATTTCTTTTTAGAAATTCCACCCTTCCAATTCGGATTTTGTTCTCCAATATATCTTCTTCTATTATTTATTGATTTTTGGACTATTTCTTTCGGTATTTTTTTACCATTCCAAAAACCCTCTTTACCGAACATTGGGTTTTTTTCTCCTACTATTTTTTGACTTCTAATCTTTCTATCATCATCTGAAAGATTACTCCAATAATTTATAGTATTCTGTCTTTGCTTTTCTACCCATTCCCCTGAATAATCAATAAATTGAGAATTATCGCCACCAGTTCCTCCGTCTGTTAAATTATAACCATTGACTAAACTATTTTTTTCTTTAATCCAATACTTCTCCCGTTCATTTAATTCATTTTTATTAGAACATCTTTCTAATATAACACGCTCAAAGTTTTCAATACCATATTTGTCAATAGCTTTTTTTATTAATTTACCACTACCCCAATATTGACCTAATTCATTTGATGAATGTTGACCTATATAAATTTTTCCGTTAATTTTATTTTTTATTTCGTATATAATCATAGTATTGATATTTTTTAGGGTTACCTTTTAATATAAATATCTATAATCTTAGAAAAAGTTAGTTTGACAATGGCATTTTTATTGCTGGATGACTTTGATAACCTTCTACTTGAAAATCGGATATAGAACAACTATTCAGAAACTCATCAACACCTTCATTAAAATTAACTTGATTAGAAATAACTAATTTTGGTAATTCATACGGTTCTCTTGTTAACTGCTCCTTCACACCATCGATTTGATTTAGATAGATATGACAATCACCCATATTAGTAATCAATTCATCTGGAATCATATTCACCATCTTCGAAATAATCTCTAATAATAGAGCATATGACGCTATATTGAACGGTGTACCTAATGGGACATCTTGGCTTCTGGCATTATACATTAGAGAGATTGCTCTGGTTGGAATGTTATCATCATTTAATGATTTTTTCAATGAGTCCATTTCATCACTGTATCCTCCAAATGTAGAATAAAATTGTTCCCAATCATTTCTAAAGTTCCCTCTCTTACAACGTATTTCATATCTTTCCCATAATTTCAATTCTCTTGTATAAACTTGAAATCCATAATGACAGGGTGGGAGAACCATTTGGTCTATTTCACCTACATTCCAAGCATTAACCATTAACCTACGGCTATCTGGATTTGTTTTGAGTTCGGAGATTAGGTTTGCGATTTGGTCTATGCCTTCTGTATAATCATTATGCTCTGAATACTTATTTCCTTTTTCACCCCATTTTCTCCATTGTTTTCCGTATATTGGACCTAAGTCACCCCACTTCTTTGCAAACTCATCATCGGTTTTGATTTTGTTGATAAACTCTTCTTTTGATAACCTATGTCCTAGCTCTGTCATTTTTTCTTTTGACATATTAGGTAAGACTTTAGCATCTTCTATTAGGTATCGCTTATAAGCGTCACCATCCCAGATATGACATCCATTATCTACAAGGTATTTGATATTTGTATCACCACGTAGAAACCAAAGCAATTCGGTTACAATACCTTTAAAGTACATTTTTTTGGTTGTAAGGAGAGGGAACCCCTCACTCATTTTATGTCTGATTTGTCTACCAAAAACAGATAGAGTTCCTGTACCTGTACGGTCTTGTTTAGATACTCCATTGTCAAGTATGTCTTGGAGGAGATTTTGATATTGAATGTCTATGTTATTCATTTATAGTTCGTCTTCTGTTAAAGGTATTAATTCATCTGTGTGTAATATGAAAGGCTTTCCTGTTTTCATACATTGAAGGTATGAGTGACCATCCATTAAATTGATTTCTCCAAAATATATAAAGGTCATTCCTTCGTAAGGGTTTGGGTTTAATTGTCTCCAGCTTTCGGGTAAACTTTCATAATCCCATTTCACCAATGTTAGAGGTTTTAAATCTGTGTGTTGTTTATCTGTGTTATTCATAAATTGGTTCAAAATTTTCTAGGTTATAACCTATTATTTTTTTGTGTTTATTTTCCTCAAGATACTTTTTGTACTCTTCCGCATTCTTTTTTAATTTCTCTCTGTCTTCTATTATGCGGTCTTTAAACTCTTGTGGAACATCTGGGTCATTTAAAATGTCATTCCAGAAAATTTCCATTTTTGTTTCTAATTCTTTTCCTTTAAGGATAAAATCTTGTATTTGTTTGTCTCTACTACTCATAACTTTCTATTTTTTTTCCGCAAAGTTTTTTCATGTGCTAACCAAGTATTAGGTTCTGTTCTTTCATCAGTCGTTACGACCAAATATCCGTTTCCCTTATCCTCAATACATCTTACAACCTTTCCATTTGGTTGCAAATCAGGTCTATGACTTTCTGATAATCCAGTGTAATATTTTAAATTTATCATATTTCCATTGTTTATACTAATCATAATCTTCTATTTTTTCGTTGTTGTATGTTATTGTGATTAGTTTGGTTGGTACATTTTGTTGGTCTAATTCATAATCTTTCCAATCAGATTTCATTGTTGGGTTGTTTGCGTTCCAATTAATATGAAACCATCGATTCCTCTCTTCTAAGCTCAACACTCTCTCCTCAATATTCAATCCCCACATTTTAGCAAACTCTTTATTTTCTTTGCATTCTTTTTCAAAATTTTTTTTATCGTACCACGTTCCATAAATTTGGTGTTCGTTTAAATAGTCTAAGTATTTAATATACGCCTCATTAATCTTACCCTTAGCCAATTTAGTTCTTTCTTCCAAACTCAACTCTCTTTCCTCAATCTTAAATCCCCATATTTCAGAAAACTCATCGTCTGTTTTGATTTTGTTGATGAATTCTTCTTTACCCATAAGATACTCACCGTGGTTTTGAGACATTATACGCTCAAATTCTAATTTTCTATAATTCTCATACGCCTCATTAACAATTTCATCATAAAGATTTACATCATCCCATTCAGCGTGTGATGGTAATCCAACTATTTTATAATATTTACCGTTGTTTTCCCAAATACAACCCCAATTCTCTTTTACTTCTGGGTTATCTGGGTAAGCTCTACCAGTTTGGTCGTAATTTAGATTACCCTTTTTAATTTTATTCATATCTTACGACTTTACAAGGTTTATTATATTTTTCGCAAAGAGAGATACTATGCTGTGTCCCTTTTGATTTTTGGTCCCAAAATGCGATAATATAATCTGCATTCTTAATGATATCCTCGTTACGTCTAAACCCAGCTGATTTGCCATATTTGTCCCATTCAGCTGGAAAAATAAGCGTATCTATACCATGTGCATTGGCCCATTCTTCACCCATTTTATCTGCACCTTTAGCACCACCAGAGATGACTAAATCAATCTGAAAAATCAATGGGTTCAATGTTTCATTTAATTTATTAATGTCACTGAACCCACGACTTCCAATAATGGCTAATTTCATTATTTGGTCTTTTTTGATTTTTCTGGCTTACTTTTAGCTAATCTTTTAGCTAACCCATCTTTCATCAAAATGGTAACCAATGTTGAATGTTCTTTAGACTTGTAATAAATGGACTTTCCTCGCTGTCCATTAAAAAATGCTAATTGAGTATTTCTATCAATTGCATACCATAAATCTTCGTATGGATTGTACCAGAAGATGTAATCGTAAAGGTTCATACTATTCATTTTCTTTAGTTTTTGGTGTTAATAAATCGTTAATTAATGTTTGTATATCTTGAAGTGTTTTTTTGAATGAATCTTCTGATTCATTGGTGTGACAAGCATATTTCATCTTATCAATCAATTCAATTTTTTTAGCATCATAAAGTGCTTTATCTTCTTTTGCTTTAAGGTCATCAGCTTCCTCAAGTATCTTAGTTGGGTCAACCTTATCTAGCTTTTCAAATACGTATTTTTTAATATGGGTATTAAAAACTTGTCCTTGACTTTCAGCAATCTCTAATCGCATATAGTCGGACCTAGAAACACCCTTATATCGGTATTTTTGACCAGATTTAAAGATTAAATCCAAATCATTTGTTTCTGTGTTATATACGGAGCCAAGTACGTTTGAAGAATCATATAAAGCTTTGATAACCGTACCTTTTTCAAGTCTTTTTAATATCATAATGTTGTTCTATATATAATGACAATATCCAATGGAAAAACAACGCTAGACACAATTTCCTCATTATTTTCCTTGGTTTCAGTTGTTGAAATGATTAAATAATTTCCACTTAAATCAACCATAGCATCTTCAAATTCACGTTTTTCTGTTGAATCAACCCTAGGGTCTTTTTCACCCCAATAAACTTTTGTTTTTAACAATACTTCAACTTTATTATATATTGTTTGATTGTTCATTATGTTTACATTTTACACAAAGATACAAATATTTATCGATATAGTCAAGTTGACAATAAAGAAATAAAATCGTATATTTGTAACACAATAGACATGAACCGTGAAATTTATCCAAAAGTAAAAGTTATCATCAATAAGGCGATGCAAGAAGCAAAGAACCTAGATGATATTAAAATAAGACCTGAACACATAACACTATCTATACTAAATGATGATAATGAATGTGTTGACGCTCTTAGAAATCTAAAAGTTGATACAACAGAGGTGATAGAAAAGATTAGTGATTTTCTTAGAAAAGCTGACCTAACACCAAGAGTATCACAAAGCAAAAGAGTTAGATTACCATTTTCAGATGAATCAAAAGAAATAATCAAAACTCTTGATAAAGAATGTGACGCTATGAATGATAAGATGATTAACTTAGCGCACCTTATGTTAGCAATATTAGCACACCGAACACCAACAACTAAAATATTTTCAGAGTTTGGTGTAACATATAACAGTTTTAAAAAAACAATCATGGAAGACAACAACATCAAAAACGACAGAATTGACGACGATTTTAACGAAGAATTTCCAGAAGAACAAGAACGCTTCAAAAGAATGAAAAAGAAAAATGAATCCAGTAAAACACCAGTCCTAGACAACTTTTGTCGAGACATTTCTAAAGCTGTTGAAAAGGGCACCATCGACCCAGTCGTTGGTCGTGAAAAAGAAATTAAACGTATTTCACAAATTCTTTCAAGAAGAAAGAAAAATAATCCAGTTTTGATTGGTGAGCCAGGTGTTGGTAAGACATCTATTGTTGAAGGCTTGGCACAATTAATTAAAGACGGCAACGCACCAAGGACAATTGCCAATAAAAGAGTTTACAGCCTTGATTTAGCGGCAATCGTTGCTGGTACAAAATACCGTGGACAGTTTGAGGAAAGAATGAAAGCCATCCTTGAAGAATGTAAAGGAACCCCAGATGTGATTCTATTTATTGATGAATTACATACAATTATTGGCGCTGGTAACGCCTCTGGGTCATTAGATGCATCCAACATCTTTAAACCAGCATTAGCACGTGGGGAAATCCAAATCATTGGTGCAACAACATTGGATGAATATCGTGAACACATTGAAAAAGATGGCGCACTCACAAGAAGGTTCCAACAAGTCCTTGTTGAAGAGCCAACTCTTGAAGAAACAAAAATTATTTTAAATAACATTAAAGACAAATATGAAAAACACCACAAAGTTCATTATACAGATGAAGCCATTGAAGAGTGTGTTAAATTGTCTGACAGATACATCATGGAACGTTCAATGCCAGATAAGGCGATTGATGTATTGGATGAGGCTGGCGCAGCAACAAATGTAAGTCTTGAGAAACCACAATCAGTTAAAGAACTTGAACTTAAAAAAATCGAAATTCTCAATAGAAAGAAAGAAGTTATCAGTAAACAAAAATATGAAGAAGCGGCCAAACTAAGAGATGAAGGCGCTAAAATAGATGAACAACTTTCAATTGCATTAAAAGATTGGGCAAATAAGCTTGAGAAAAAAGTTACAATCGTTGGTGTTGAACAAATTTCTGAAGTAGTGTCCATGATGACTGGTATTCCACTTACTAAAATTTCAACCCAAGAAAGCAAACACTTGATGAACCTTGATAAAGAACTAATGGGTCGGGTTATAGGTCAAGACGATGCTGTTACAAAAGTGGTTAAAGCAATCAAGAGAAGTCGTATTGGTATCAAAGACAAAAACAAACCAATTGGTTCATTCATTTTCTTAGGCCCAACGGGTGTAGGTAAAACCTATCTTGCAAAACTTCTTGCTGAACATGTTTTTGGTGATGAAGACGCACTTGTTAGAATTGACATGACTGAGTTCATGGAAAAACATACAATATCAAGATTAATTGGCGCACCTCCAGGTTATGTCGGTTATGAACAAGCTGGTCAATTAACAGAAAAAATCAGAAGAAAACCACATAGTGTTGTATTATTTGATGAAATTGAAAAAGCACACGAAGATATTTTTAATATCCTTCTCCAAATAATGGATGAGGGTCACATAACCGATGGTCAAGGTAGAAAAGTAAACTTTAAAAACACTTTAATTATCCTAACCTCAAACGTCGGTGTTAAAGAACTTAGTCAATTCGGTACAAGTGTAGGTTTCCAAACATCCGCTTCTTCAACCAATGAAGATGAAAGGGCAAAAACAATTATTGAAAAAGCACTCAAGAAAAAGTTTAAACCAGAATTCTTAAACCGTATCGATGAGTCAATAATCTTTAACGGACTTAAAATGGAAGACATTCAAAAAATCATCCACAAAGAAATTGAGAAACTTGAAGCGCGTATTGGTGAAGTTGGTTACAAAATTAAATTGAATAAAGCCGCTATTGAATTCTTAGCCAAAGAAGGTTACGATGAAGAGTATGGCGCTAGACCATTGGCAAGAACCATTCAACGTTATGTCGAGGACCCCGTCGCCGACGAAATACTAAGCGGAAATGTTAAAGATGGTGATGTAATCAAAATCATCTTTGATAAGACCAAAAATGAGATTGTCGTCAAATCAGATAAGACAGCCAAAGTCGAAGAAGAATAAAGATAAACCCCACTTTTTGTGGGGTTTGTTATATTTATGAGATATGAAAGCCACAATAAAAAAATTGTTAAATGAGCGATTATTGGATAAACATTCAGAAGAACAAGTTGCTCTTTTAAATGAATTTGTTGGATTTGCTGCCGATTTTTTGGGTATCAAAAAACCTAAAATAGTCTTACAATACGGACGTGATGGGTTAACAACTACCGCCGCTTATGTTGACGGTAAAATACATGTATATGCAAAAGAAAGGGCGATTGTTGATATTATGAGGTCTATAGCCCATGAGATGACACATCTTAAACAAGACGTTGAAAAACGCTTAGAAAAGAAGGACCATATTAAAAATAATGCGGCTGGTTCACCAATAGAAAATGAAGCAAATGCCAAGGCTGGGGAAATAATGAGAAAATTTGGTGAAAATCACCCAGAAATATACATCTAATGAAAGAAGCGTTATTACAGAAAGCAAAAGAACTGGTTAACACAAGACCAATCAAAGGATATTCGGCTAAACCACTTAAGGATGCTGCCAATACCGATATGACGTTATTTGCTCAGTATCTTTTAAACATTGCGGAACAAGCTATGGACCCAGCAAGCTTAAAAGCAACCATTGAAACTTATACCAAAGATTTAGTTGACATAGCACGATTATTTGCTAAGGAAAATCATGCGCTTAATGAGGAAAAAATAAAGGGTGGTAAAGCAGATAATTTATCAATTGATGATATCGCAAAAAAGTTTGACATCAATCCATCTAAAATTAGAAAAGAATTAGTCATGGGGGTGGAAGTTGAATTAGAACATACAGATAGCAGAACAACGGCCAAGGAAATTGCAATGGACCATTTATCTGAAATTCCAGATTATTACACCAGATTAAAAAAGATGGAAAAAGACGGAAGTAAGAAATGGACAACAGAATCAACTGTATTAATTAAGAAATTATTACATGAGGGGTTAAAATACAACGCCGCATCAACTTTGCTACTTGACTTTGGTTTTTTAATTTCAAATAATTTTAGTCAAATAACAAAAATGGGTAAAGATGCAACAGCAACCAAAGAATTAAATCTTATGATGCAGAACCTAAGAAAACCAATCATAAACGGTCAAAACTATTTTGAAATCACTAAAGATGTTAATTCAGTAATAAGAAATCCAAAAATGTTATCAGCTGTTCTAGGAAAAATAAGAGAGTTTTTAATATATATTGAACCTAGAATACAAAAATTTGTTATTGATAATGAATTTAAAAAACATTGGTTGGAAAAAATCAATGGATTAAAATCCCTATATAGAAGTATAATTTAAACCAATATATTCGTGACTAAAACATATACGTTTGTTATCAGCATAATGAGCATTGTAAACATTTTTATGTGTCACATCCTTTCTTAATTTTTTATTCTTGCTTGTTGGTTTCCATAAAGGCGAATGTTCACGGTAATAACCCATACGTGGATGCTTTTACTACTTTTCCACATATTTATTAATAAATTGCAATATGCCGAGAAGATTAACAACGCAACAATTCATTGAAAGGGCCAATAAAATTCATAATAACAAGTACGACTATTCAAAAACTAAATTTGTTAATAGTAAAACTAAAGTTATTATTATTTGCCCAATACATGGGGAATTTGAACAGTTTCATAACAAACATCTATCTAAAAAGGGATGCCCAAAATGCGGTTTTATATCAAGATGTAACTTAGCAAGAAGTACTTCACATGATTTTATTACCAAAGCGATAAAAATTCATGGTGATAAATATAATTACGATAATGTTATTTATACAGGTAAAGAAAATAAAGTAACAATAATTTGTGAAAAACACGGAAGCTTTAATCAAACACCACATAATCATTTAGCTGGAAATGGTTGCCCACATTGTAGAGAATCAAAAGGTGAACGTGAAATAAAACAATTTTTAATTGAAAATAATATTAAGTTTATACCACAAAAAAGGTTTAAAGATTGTCGTCACATATTACCACTACCTTTTGATTTCTATCTTCCTGAATATAATATGTGTATTGAATATCATGGTATACAACATTTTAAACCGAGAAGTAAATTTGGTGGTGAAATTGAATTTAAGAAAGTTGTTTTAAGAGATAAAATAAAAGTTGAATATTGTATAAAAAATAAAATAAAACTTAATATCATAAAATATAATGACAATCTTTTAGAATTACTTACATCCTATGTACTCAAATGAACCACAAACCCTTTTATTATCTCCATAGTGATTGTTATAAATATTTTTATGTGTTATGTCTGTTCTTAATTTCTTATGTTTACTAGTTGGTTTCCACAAAGGTGAGTGTTCTCTATACCAAATCATGCGTGGGTGGGCCGTTCTAGAAAAGTAACGTAACCCCTGTTCTAAGTGAATCTGACCTATTGCATCAGAAAACCTTACCCCAATACCCATTCCTTGAAAATCTGGCAAAATAACGGTCCTATGACCCCTCCAAGCGTTTTTCATGTTACCATTAGGTAAAGCAAGACTGGCACAAAACGCAACAACCTCATCATTCCAAACACCAACATAACATCTTGCGGCCTTATTGATATCTCCACTCAAATAATGATGGTCTTTAAACATGGGCCAGATATGATGGCTTGCTGGATAAATCTCAATTTTGATTTCTGGACGGGCAAAAAAAAACCTTGGTGAAATTCACCAGTATCAGTGTCAATAACCCAATCTGGTTCCAACCATTCTAAGATATCACGATGACAAGTTGCTAATACAACATTATTGATATCGTTGTTTTTAATGTAACGTGATAATGATACACTAGCAGCCTTAGCAACGTTTCTATCAACGACACTACTAAATTCATCAATTACAGCATTTGATTCTAATTTACGAGCAACATCAGCCCTAAACTTTTCACCATTAGATAATACCTCGTATGGCTTATACCAAGAAGGAATCGTATTTAAACCGACAGCGCCCATTTTATTGATGGCTTCATCTGGTGATTCAAAATGTGAAATGATTGGCAAATGATTGGACCAGATTGGTTTTTCTTCTTGACCAAAGTTTTTTAATAACGTTGATTTACCAGAACCACTTGAACCAACAATTACGCCTATCTTAAATTCTTTTGGGAGATTGATAGGAAGTTCCCATGGATAAAACTTTGACGTACCATCAAAAATACAATCAAAGGCTTTCTCACTAGCCTCAATAAATTTGTCTTTCTGGACAGTAGATGTTAAAGGAATGTTTGATTTGATGAGTTTTTCCATGCAAATAATATATGCATGAATTGTAAAAAAATAAATGGTAAGTATGGAAAATACAAAGCTAGAGCGCATATTTCTTACGCTCTAGCCCATATTTTGTTCATCCAGAATGGATTACTTAGATTTTGTTAATTTGTTAACTTTAGCTTCTAAAGCAGCAATTTTTTGTTCAAGAATCGCACTTTTGTTACCTTTAGATGCTTGTTCAGCTAACCATTCTTTCTTTTTGATGCTAACTGCTTCGCTAACGATGTTATCGATTAAGTCGACCAAATCACCTTCAGAAATTTTAACTGTTTTCTTTACGTTTGACATGTTCAATAGATTTTAAGAATTCTTTATCTTACTAATAAATATGGGATTTTTTAGAAAAAGATAAAAAATTCTTATAACCCATTATTAATGAGCGTATTTGTCACCACCATAGCTTGCTGCCCAAGCATCACCTAAATTTACAATTTTCAAAATGCCATCGCTTACCGTTTCCGATATCAACAACTTTATTACAGTATGGACATCTTGTTTTTGGTTGTTCTTTACCTTTATTATGTGCTTCCTTTCCTTTATTTGGATGTACATTTAAACGATAATATTCTTTTAATTTTTCAGATTGAATTTTATTTAATTCTGGGTTATTTTGTCTAATTTTCTTTTGTGTTTGCGATATTCTTTTCTTTTCTTCTTCTGATTTCGGCCCTGTTGAAACACCCTTATTCCACGCAGTTTGTTTTCCCTTAACACCTTTATTCCAAGGCACCCTACCCACAGATGGATGTTTAGTTTTTTTATACTTTTCTTTTAATGATATAGATATTTTTTGTTTTATTTCATTTGTTGGTGTATATGGTTTACCATGATATATGACTTCACCGTTTTTATACCGTTCTTTTAATGTTTCTGAAATTTTAGTTTTAGAATCTTTTGATAATATACCATTACTCTGACCCCCAGTTTTTAGATTGTAGGTATCCTCACGATTAACCCAATTTTCGGTTACATATTCTTTTTCTTCCTGAAGTAATTCTTCTAATGAATTACAATATTTTAATATTTCACGTTTAAAATTTTCCTTTCCGTATTTTTTTAACGCTCTTTTAAAAGCTAATCCGCTACCTAAATACCCGTCATCCAAGTTTTTAGTTTGATGAATTCCAATGTAAACCTTATTGTTAATTAAGTTAGTCGTCTTGTACAAAATAAAATACTGCATACTATTATTTTTAATAATAAATATGCAGCATCTTATAATGAGGATAAAAAAATTAATGACAGTAACGGTCTCCCCCATATGAGGCGGCCCAACTTTCGGGCTTAATTTTGAACTCATATCCCATACCAAGTATGTAACCAACAGCGTGGCTAAGAGCCTTGTTAGACTCCCACCTTGGGTCTGGATTAATGTCGGCGTGTATTTCCATCTTAACACCGTACTTTTCAAGGACAGGAGAAATTTCGTATGCTACTTCAATAGACTTACCTACTTCCATAATCATTCTTTCATTAACACCTTCCTTGTCCTTCTTGAAGGTATTCATGTGGTAAGTAGCAGAGATTATCTTACCACCTCTACCCACAGATACACCATCGCCAAGATTCTCCCTAACAGTAATCAATATTACTGTCGCAAACTTATATCCTCTACCACTCCTTTGAGAGTCAGTACCTACGGAAATCCTTAATTCATGATTAAGGGCCATTTCTTCTTGAATCAAGTTGTCAAGATAATCGTTAATTGGCATGTCAATTTTTTTGCCAGCTCTTTCCCACTTCATAGTTTTTGCTTTTGTTTTATATTTATTGTTATGAAAAAATTACTATTCTTCTTATTGTCAATAATACTGTTTAGCGCTTGTGTAACAGTTAAACCTACTACACCACCCCCAAAACCAACCGTAGTAATTTTAAAAAAAAGACATGTGCTTTTCTTTAATAAACACTACCGTTATTATAGACGAGTACAAAGAACAGAAATTATTATTATAAAGTAAAATGGCCCCCATTTCTGGAGACCATCATCATCTTTAAAACTTTGTTGAAGGAAGCAGCTCCCTCAACCTTTGATAATTTTCTTCTCCAATTTCTTCTCGTTTAATCGCAAGACGAAATAACGAGCCACCATTACTTTTATCCAAATATGCAATCTCAGATGGAATACTTTCAATCGGATTCCCCGTTAGATTCATAAATATTAGTTTTTTAAGCCCACCAATCTCTTTCGGTAACGACTTAATTCTGTTATTCGTCAACACCAACATCTCAAGATTTGAGAGCGAACCAATAGACGGATGCAACTCAACCAGCTTGGCACCAGTAATAATTAATTGGTCCAATTGTTTATACCTGCTAAGGTCTGGCAATCTTGGTATTTCCCTTGTCATAAATGTTATTGTCGGTGTTTCAGGTTCAATAAATTCAAATAAGCTTTCGCAAAATCCAAACTTAATTAATGCATCCAAGTACTTGTTGTTGTCCAAACCGCTTTTACAGTCTTTAGCCATGGCCATCAATTCCTCATAAAAGAAATTAGATAATCCTTCGCTTTCATGAATTACGGTTTCAAATATACTTACGTTACTTGAATTATGTCTATCCTTTATCTGATTACTCTCAAAGTGAATTTGATATATCTCTTGAGACTCTCCAGTAAAGAACTTATTGTTGATTATTACATAAATATCCGACTTTTTACCATTAGGCTTTAATTGGTTGGTGTAACTGGTAAACATACTATTACCTGGTCTTGCCGTACACCAGTTCGCAAATTTATTAAATACTGTCGCAGCATCAGTTGTTAATGGGATATAAAGCGTAAACTTTCTATCTCTCACGGGTATCAATGCACTACCAATATTTACATATCGCTGTAACAATGATTCCATCTCAGTCGGGTCCCTTTCAATAAAGGGGTCAACCGCATCAAACAACTGTGATAACGATTTGTACTGATTAATGTCTGTCGGGTCTTTAACATGCTTCAAAACATAAGACTTCTTACAAAACTCTTTAAACTTGTTCTTACGCTTATTTGCCTCAAACAATGAAATATAACTATTTGCTTGTGGCAAATCTTCACTAATGAACCTAATTGCCGCTTGAATATCATTCTCTTTCCCACTCTTAAGCAATCTTGTAAAAACGTTCAACATCCATTGAACACAAGATTTATTAGGTGTAGGGTCCGCAGCAATCACATCTGAAAAGACATCAAGACTAACAGATATGTTCCCCGTGGAACGTTCACCACCCTCTTTTAAGGGCGCAAAAGACATTATCGCTAAAAGTCTATCACCATTTTCATTGGTGTAAGCCTTGAATTCGTACCCGTCAGACTTCAGCTGATTGAATTTCTTATCAATCTCATCTCCTTGAGTATCAAATACATCGAACTTTTTAGCCAAAAATTCTATCCTATCGGCAATTTTAGTTTCAATCATATTAATCAATACAAAAGCAAATATACAAATTTTTTTTCAAAAGTCCAAAAATATTACATGAATCTTTTAAAGAAATCCTCATCCAAATATTCCTCAACTCTTTTTAAAAGAAATGTTACTAAAAAACTTAATTCGTCTTGGTTGTATCTAGACGCAATTTCTAGAAGTAAATAATTCGGGTCTTCCCCATCAGTCAAGCGATATTTTATCTCTTCAAAGTATTTACCATTATCTATTTGAAACAATTCTTTTATTATCAAATTATATGTTTCCCATCTTTCCTCTGTTTCCTCATTCATCTCAACCAATAAATTATTGATTAATTTATTATACGCTTTATCTAAATTTGAGTTCTTACCTGACCCAGATTTTACAATGAAATCTATAAACGCCATACGAATGTTTTTTAATAAATGTTATGATATTACATAACGAAGTTAACTTCGTTATGATGATACTTAAAAAGTTGACATGTTGAAATTGATTTTGTTTGAAGAAACTTTAAAAGTTTTTTATTTTTTCGTAAAGCCTTTGTAACTCTGGTGAACGATGTTTCACCTTTCTTAGAACCTCAATACACGCTTTGTTTGGGTCTAAATTATCTGTAAGTTTATATTGTAATTCTTTTACTCTTAAATTATCTTTGATTGAATGCTTAAGCTCTAAAATAACTTGATTATACGTTATCCAAGCTTTCTTATCGGTTAAATTTCCATCAGCCAGAGAATCGGTCACCTTATCTTCGTAAATGTGTTCCAAATGCGTTTCAAACTCACCATACTGAGATTTCAACGCTTCTCTTATTTTGGCTTTAATGTCCATACTAATTCATTGATACATTCCTCGATAATTGATTACCTTTTAGTGTGCCAAACGCCCAATCTTTAATAACTTGTTGCGTAAAATCATCACTAGTGCCGTATTTCTTTTTCATGTATTCAAACAATTCCCCAGCACTTATTTGATTTCCGTCAACCACAACCTCAAACATCGGAACATCACGATATTCACCATCTTCACGTATAGCAGCAACCATTGGTTTGTAATTCTTTGACAAATCATTAACCATGGTTTTAACCATATTTTCATAAACAGAGTTTTCATTAAGATGCTCTCTTAATAAATTAAACTGCCTTTCTGTTATAATCATTTTAACACCCATATTCATAAATATCTTGCAATAACAAAAAAGAGCTGCGGATGCAGCTCAATTTTTAAGATTTTAATTCCGCAATTTGCGCCTTTAGTGCGCTTTTTGAGGTTACCCCTTTAATTCGCTTAACCTCCTCTCCATTCTTAAAAAAGATGATTGTTGGTATACTTGAAACCATGAATTTTAATGAGGATTCTGGGTTTCCATCAACGTTTAACTTACCAACACTTACACCTTCTTCTTCAGATGCTAATTGGTCAATAACTGGCCCCATCATTCTGCAAGGACCACACCATTCTGCCCAGAAATCAACTACTGCGATTTCATTTTGGGCCAAAACTTCATTTAAGTTTTTGTCTGTAATTTCTAATGCCATTGTTTTTTGTTTTAATATAATTATTGATTTATAAAAATAAATATCAGTTAAAAGAGTTCTTGAAAAATTCAAACGATAATCTTACCACATATTCAAGCTCAACGTACTTTTCCGTTAAAAAAAAATCGGCAATGTATTTTGTACTTTCTTCTGGTGTTAAAGCATAGATTTCCGATAAATAATCATCAATTTCATAGATTATGCGCAAATCACCCCTACTCAAGTCTTCCATTTCCATATTCGCCTTTAGCGTCCTACAAAACCCAATATATGTTGAATAATAGGAATTTTTAAACAGCTCCAGCGATTTCTCACAAATACTTAAAAATATATAGTTGTCTAACCTGTTCATTTTATACCTAAACGCTATTTATCAGTATGACTGACATTGAAAAAGATATGATGCTGAAATTTCTACAAAGAAATTACCCCACTCATAGGTTAAAACACAACATGCGGTTTAAAAGAACCATTGTCCTTGATGATGGACAATACTACTTCTTAAGCGATAAAGAACACCAAGCTAGGTTATTTTACAACCTTTTGGATACCCTTAGAATTATATTTTACCCTGACGAGGACCTAAACCGCATCGTTGTAAAAGAATTCTTGCACCTAAAATAATCCTATTCTTAAAACTCAAAAGGACTGGCAAAATACCAATCCCGTAAATTATCGAGGGGTGCCCATCACCACAAATACCAAAAATATGTTTAAGAATTTCTACCATCTTTTTTTGCAACAAAGATACAAAAAAAAGATGAAAAATGCAAATTAAAAACTCTGAATTTCTATCGGCTTAACATCACCAAATTGTGACATTAAGCTTTCAGCCTTTTCTTGAACCTCAGCCAAACCCATCACAATCAAACTTAACGGATTAATCTTATTCGTCACCGTTTCAGCAATATCCCAAATTTCCAAGTCAAAGTTGTCGTCTTCACCACCAATAAGATTCTGGTCCCAAAGATTTTCAATGTTACGCCTAGCAACATCAACATCATTTTCAATTTTATCAAGTGCCTTTTGTATCTGGTCAATGTTTATACTACCAGACACAATATCTGACACAGATGCATTGATAACACTGGAATACAGCTTATTTACCTCTTGTACTTTTTGGGAACAAAAGCTTTTGAATTGAGCTAAATACTCTTGCTGCTCAAGAACTAAACGGATTTTCGAGTATTGGTTTTCGGTAATTCTTATCTTCATAAAACGACGTTTTTAATAAATATTTGACTTATTCAAAAAATAAAGTTATATTTATTAATATGGCAAATTATAATTTTAGAGAAGATATCATTCTTGGTGAAGAAGGCGAACAAGTTATGGTTAATGACCTTATCTCAATGGGCGCAACATATAACTCAAATAACAAAACTAACACCCATGACGTAATTGTTACATTTAAAGGTAAAGACATTCGATATGAGTGTAAAACCGATTTTTTTGATGATACTGGTAATATGTTTATTGAAACAAAATGTCGTGGCAATGCCGCTGGAATTGAAGTAACACAAGCTGACTGGTTTGTAACCTACTTCAAAAAATTAAATGAAATTTGGTACATTAAAGTTGACAAGCTTAAAAAAATCCTTACCGAACATGAACACAAAAAGGCTACTCAATGTGGTGATAACGGGAGCAACACCGAAGGAATCCTCTTAAACAAGAACATGTTTAGAGACGAATTTATTGTCAGAGACCCAATAAAACACGTAGAAATAATTAGAAGATGGCAAAAAAAGTATCAAAAGAAACTAAACTCGAAATCGAACTAGTCCCATCTACTTGCCACTACTCAAACGCTCGGACAATACTCAAAACAAAGCTATGGAACAAACTTCGTTTCATGGTATATGAAAGAGCTGAGCATAAATGTGAAATCTGTGGAGAAACTGGACTTGAACAAGGATATAACCACAAACTAGAATGTCATGAAATCTGGAAGTATGATGATACACGACTAATTCAAAAACTGGTTGGCTTGATAGCCCTTTGCCCATTATGTCACCAAGCAAAACATATCGGCAGGTCATTTGCCATGGGTAGACAAGATATTGCCATCAATAAACTAATGACAGTAAATAATTGGTCCGAAAAAAAGACACATGAAATAATTAGCGAAGCCTTTGAAATAAACAAAGAAAGGTCCAAACATAACTGGAAATTAGACCTCTCCTTGTTAACAAAACCACCCTATAATCTTGATATAAAACCGAAACCAATAAAGCGTGTCAAGAAAAAACCAGCCTTCAAAAAACGCAAAAAGAAAAAGACTAAGCTTAACTCAAGACCCAAAAGAAAATAGTTTACTTTTTTGTCTCCTTCTCAACAGTTTTTGTTTGCTTAAACAATAACCCACATAAAAGATACAGCGCCAACGCTTGGAAATATGTTATTTCTGGTAACTTAAATAAAGCTGGCATCACATAATCCCAACACCACATTACTGGAAAGGCTAGGATAATACCAAACCCAAACAACATAAAAATCAAGACACCAAATAAGGTTAATAACCCCGTCAAAAATTCTAATAGACTTTTCATATTCTTAGTTTAAATTTTCAGCTTCAAGCTCAATCCTTGTCGTAATATCCGACAACTGAGCATAACGTTCAACAATATATGGGATAATGTCTAATCCCTCAGAAAAACGTATAATGTATTCATACACACCAATGATTGTACCAGCTGTGATAACACCCGTTGTCGTAGATAAAACAATCAATGATGCCAATATCATAATCAATGACAAAACCTCCATGGAACCAAAACTATACGCATCTTGATTTGACTTCTTAATGTCCAAATTACGTAGAGCGTTGTAATGATTCTCAATTGCCTCAGAATTCCCGCTAGATATAATATCAACTTGCTTCTCAAATTCATTATTATATCCAGTAGTCAATTTCATGATACGTTTACCAAAAAATCGACTAACAATAATTACAGGTAACAAAATGAATAAACAAATACATGTGACATACCAACTATAAAAGAATAACATCACAACCGCCCCAATCACCGTAAACAACCCATACATCACATTGGCTAAATCATATTCTAGAAAATTTACAAATTCCTTGGCCAATACCGAATGAGCATTTAACTTTGATACATCTTTTTGCTGAATATCTTTAACTGATAAAAACTTGGTCACCAAATCCGTATAGATTTTAGTGTAAACCTTGGTGTCAAGCATTCGCCTAAACATGCTCACAAAAATCCTCACAAAATAAAATGAACAGAAAACAATAAATCCATAATAAGATTTATTAATCAAATCATCAACAGCATTACCCAATAAGTAGGGCGACAATAAATGGGATAGTATTTCAAGAGCAAATAAAAAATATGTGACAATAATGCCAACCTTATTTTTTAAGAATAGCTTACTTAAAAGACTAAATTTTTTATACCTGCTCATATTATTCATCAAGTCTAAAGCTCTCGTCATTAATCATTTCACAAATAACCTTCTCAAGCTCCAGTTTAACTGGATAATCCATCTTTGTCACCAAAGATAAACTCCTTAACCGATATAGACTTATCATCGGCTCGTCAGTCGGTTTAGTCTTTTTCGGCTTTTGCTTAATCTCTTTAGGGGCCTCTTCAACAACAACTCCAGCCAATTGCTTGTATAATTCCTCAATACCAATTGACAAAATACCAGACTTCATCCCCTTTAATTTAAAGGTTATTTGCTGGTCAGCTGTGAGCGTTACTTGAACTTCTCGACCATCCACTTTTACTGTGGATTCACGTGTAATGTCTTTGTCTAAAATTGTTGCCATAATTTATCGTAATTCAAATGTTATTTCGTTATCAATAAAACTTTTATCCAAATATATCGGAACCATCCAAGGTTTACCTTGATATATTTCCTTTCGCTCAGTCTTTAACGGAACACCGCCAACCGTACCTATCGACAACCCCCAGAATAAATTCTCATGCAATTCTTGAGGTAACGATTCCTTAAGTAATATCTCACCTAGTCTGTGAAGCCCACCACTTTTAATGGCGGCTTCACGATGCTCAGGTGTTATCTTAATGGTTATCGGAAACAACTGTCGTATTTCCTTTGTAGTCATAACCTTAAAATTAAAAATTAAAAATCAATGTTTCCTTGGTTCACGTTGAATGCAAAGATACCTAAATTATTCCACATTTCCAAAACTTGTAAACGGTCATCATAAACACATAACACATTGTACTTGTCTTGAAGATGCGTTTCATAGATTTCTCGCTTCACTACGGTATCTTTCCTTTGGTCATCCTTCGGGCGCATATACAATTCATCAAAATGAATATCATGAAACCTCAACCACTCTTGTGTCTCTTCTCTACATACCTCATCACGACCACTTACAAGAATTATCTTACGCCCCAGATTCTTATGAAACTTTACTTGCTCAGCCACAATATTATTCACATCATCAACATAAACCCTTTTCCAATCAAATGGCCCACGCTTACCCATAAGAGCTAAAGTACCGTCAATATCAAATACCACGGCATCTTCTAATTCCGAATTGAAATCGGGAACCACCGCTGGACGCTGTTCAATCTTCTTCACAGGCTGAAAATCAAACGAATCAATGAGAACTTTATAACTCTCGTACATCTTCCTTATCACACCTTCACCAACCTTTGCCTCCCTTGAATTATCACGCTCGATAGCCTTATTCAAAGAAACGTCAAATACTTGATAGTCAATATCTGCTTGGTATTTAAACCGTTCAACAATCTCATCAATATACTTGCGCTTAAGATTGGTATTATCTACAATGACATTCAATCTCTTCATAAGTGCCGATTCAATAACCTTAAAGGTCAACGACGTAATCATATCCTCAATCTTATTCTCACACATAGCAGCGTCCTTTAACATGCTCCTGAAGTCATCACGGTTAACCCTGACATAGTTTGCATGTTTACGTACATACTCCTTCGCCCATGTGGATTTACCACTGGCTGGAATACCAATCAATATCAATATTTTTAAATTATCCTTTTTCATTATTCAAAATTTCAAATCGGTCTTTAAAATCTTTCTCAGTAAACCAATTATCACAATTAACACCCTTTTCGGTTAGTTTTGTTTGTGTAACCAAATAGGAATTTGTTGTTTTATTGATAACTGTTTCTATCTTACCCGTTTTTTTATCCTTGACTTTCATTACTTTAAGTTTTGTGAATCAATATATGCTTTAGACTTTGAACTGCCAATCTTAGCGTATAAATCATTCGGATGAAAACCAACAACAGCATGACCAGTCCTATGATATTCCTCACACATCAAATGATGCGTTTCACATACTGTGATACCATTGCTTATTGCATAACCACCATTCGGCATGTCATGTCGGTCTGTGATATGATGAACATCTAAATCAGTATCCTCCACACAAAATACACACTTGTGACCATCACGCTCCAAACATTTTTCGTTGAATTCTTTACGCCAACGCTTATGGTCTTGTTTCGCACTCATTATAAAAGTTTTAAATGCCCCGTAATCTTATCAATTTCATCACTCCATGCTGGACCAATAGCACAACAAGTCTTGGTTGGAACACCATTGAATTCGGTTGCACCAGCATCAACAATTAATGCAGATGTTAGCTTTGCGGCTTTGGCTTTGTTAAAAATCTCTAACAACTCGGCCTCTGAATCAACACTCACACATATTTTGGTGAACCTACCCTCAATCCAATCCTCCATAGCACTGTTGTCATCAAGCTTTAATACCATGGAATTTTCTTTTGGCATAAACTTCATGCTATCCAATACAGCTTTCATAGATGCATGGGCACCTTGGGCAACCATCTTACCCTTGCGCATGTTGAGGTCTTTCCTCATTACAATAACTTGTTTACTGGTTCTCATCGATTTCAAATGTTTTGATTCTTATTAATTTACCACAGTCATCACACACTTCAGCTGGCTCAATATAACCTATACGCCAAGACCAATTGGTATCTATGATATGCTCATGTGGACATATTTCTCTAAGCTGTTTAAGCCCCTCTTCAGCTAATTCAATTTGAGTAAATAATTTATCACGCCTTTGTTTTATCTCTTCACTTGTCATAATAGTAAACTTTAAAACCAAATTTTAATGCCTAATCCCCACATAAACGCTTTCTTTACATCATGTGGATAATAAATGTGTTTACCGTCTTCAACCATTACCGTAATTCCAAACAAAGCATCGTTAAATGCATCCATATTCAAATTAAGTTCTGGAACACTCTCAACCAGCTCCTTTATCTCATCACTGGTAAACCCATATTTGCTTTTATGTGAAAAGTTATCCACGATTTCATCAATTTTCATTTTGTCTTTAATTTGTTTGGTATTATAGCACTGAACATCCAATGCTGGTCTGTTTGAACATGCTTTGGCCGTACCCATTTACCAACATTGGTCGAGAAATCATCAAAGTGAAACGAATCGACATTCCTAATGACATACCCCTCTTTTACATTTATGTCAAAAGATGTTGCCAAATTCTTCAAATACACTTCATCAAACTCCATGATGTCAATCACAGGAACTGTCCTCAAACCTAACATATCACAAATATCTACCGTGTCTTCCCATGATAAACACTCATTCTTCTCATTCCAAACACTAAACACCATGAAATATGTCTCCAAATCCTCATAAAACAACGAATGCTTGGCATATAAATTTTCACCACATATCCTCCAACCTTCAGGGATATCATTCCTAATCGACCCCCATAAACCTTTAACCCAATTCCTTGAATCATGATGCTTTGAATCAATAGAACGTGCATGTATCCTATCTGGATACATATTTGTATTCTCGCCATCCATCTTCTCAGTTATCACAATACGCTTACCAATAAAATGCTCCACATTAGGCATAAACTTGTCATCACTGGTCGAACCTAACGACCACGGTAAGTGATATGTCCTCGGATATTTGAAATATATCTGTTCCATAATACAAGTTTTTAAATGGGAGGGGGCTGGGGGTGGGCATTCGGGGCCGTCTGGCCATCACTTTCCCACACAAAACACCCTATAAAACACAAATATACGAACTTTATATGAGTTTTCCAAATATTTATTATAAAATTCATAACCCTATGAAATTCATAATAAAAGCCATCGTGGAAAACAACGTCATCCAACGCCCAATCTTTCACCTAGATGAGGTGGATAACCTTAAAGATGATGTTATGAAAAACCTTAACGCAAACCTTAAGGTCCCAAACGACGTATTGGATAGCTTTAAATTGAAAAATACTCTTAACCCAGAAATCTGGAAAAATGATAAACTAGTCCCAGAAGCAAAAACCAAATTGCTTAAAATCGCTAAAGACTTCTTTAAATCCCTTGAACTACCTTCCAACGTCAAACTCAAAGACGTCCTTTTCGTTGGTAGCTTAGCAAACTATAATTGGTCAACCTATTCAGATATTGACCTACACCTTGTAGTAGATTTTAAAGATATAGGTGATGATACCGAGCTTACCAAAAAAAGCTTTGACGCACAAAAAAACCTTTGGAACCTTAAACACGAAATCAAAGTCTTTAAATATCCCGTTGAAGTCTACGTTCAAGACGTTAAAGAAAAATTACACGCCTCAGCCGTATACTCTATCCCACACGATAAATGGATTCTTAAACCAGAAAAAACCTCATTCAAACTGGATAAAGGCACCATCAAAGCACGTGTGGAAAAACTCTTTGATAAACTTAAACAAATACAAAAACACTACGATAGCGAAAACT